CCTTATTGCTTTTAGTTACTTTTAGCTCGGCCCAAATTGGAAGGCCATCCCAAATTATGTACACATCAGGAATGCCCGATCCTGCTCTATTTTCAATCCGCCAGTGGCGACTGCCTGTCGGTAAGTTCTTCTTGACGATTTTCCAAAAGTTCGCTTCTGGCTGTGACATCTTTGTATTCTCCCTCAATGAATGCGTGTGGGTATTTCTTTTGGAGATCAGCGAGTCTGGCAACAATATCTGCTCTGCTCATGTCGTCCAATCGATTGACCTGTTCGCGTCGGTCAATGGTCAACCCGCCAAGTGCGCTACGGATTTTTTCGGCATTGATAGCTGCCGAGAATTGCCCGGCATCTTCTGCGCCTCTGGACAGTTCATCCAATCTTTTAAGCTGCCCCATCAGAGTGACGCCATATTTGCGTTCGCGTTCTTCTCGAAGTTCTTTGATGTATTCGACAACGTGTGGGAAGTCTCGACCATTCAGCAGAACAGAAGCCTGTTTTGCACAGGTCTCTTTTGCGAATCCTGCTCGACGAGCGCATTCGGTGTTAGTGTGAGTTCCCTCGACGACGAGTCGTGCGAAGGTCTTTTGACGAGTAGTCAGTGTGCGATCAGATGCTTTCTCGATCTTCTGCGCCAGTCTTTCAGACATAACGATTCCTTATACAGAATTTTTTACAGATTCTACTCACATCACCAGGAATTTCAAAAAACTATCGTAAAGAGGGTATATAACTGTACTAAACGTCCTAAGAGTGTACTAAACAGAAGTCAGTATTTATGCGGGCTAGAACACCATTTAGTACGTTAGTACGTTTGGAACGGCATTCTGCGGAAAGAAAAAATATTTTTTGTTATCTGAAAAAATAAGTGTATATAGCTATTGATTATTGTTCACTAGTTGTTTACTCTAACCAATCATAATAAATGGAGGGTAAAACATGAAAGATGGCAAATACACTTGCACTCATGTTTGGTGGGATCAGGAAGAAAGAGAATATACCTTTCGCGCTGTCTGGCATTTCGAGAAGAACTATCCAGATATGCCTGATTATTGGCATCTAATTTCTTTAGAAGTCGAGGATCAAGAACCGCGATCCCCTGACCTAGATCTGTCGTTAAAAGAAGGCTGCAACATTTGGCAAGAGATCGAGGGCCAAGGCCCGAGTGCCGACATACAAGAGGTGGATTACATATGAAAATGTATGACACACCGAAATGTTATAGCTGTGGCAAGAGGGGCGTAGTCAAGGATCCTTGGGGTGCTTATTGCCCCAAGTGTTTGCTCGAAAAATATGGAAAAAGGATAAAAAATGAAAGCAGATAGCTATCAGATTTGGGGTGGAGGAAAGCTGTGGTTTTCGTATCCCACATTGAACGAAGCGCAACAGAAAGTTGAAGAATTGAAGCGCCTTTTAATTTTAAGTTTCGAGATCCGCGAGGTGTGGTTATGAGTGCAGAAGAAATTGTTTGGGAAGTATCGCATCGGTACACCATGTTGCCCGAAGGTACGTTGAAGCGTATTCATGTGAATCAGCATCACATTCGTCACAACGCAAAAAATCCTGGTGATAAGAAACCGCCATTTACTTGCAAGACATCCAGTGCAAATCACAAAGCATGGGGAGTAGACATCCAAGGGCCGAGTACCTTGGTCTATTCTCCTGACAAGCCGTTGGCTTGTGGTGCGAAGGTCTGGTTGGAGACGGTGTCTGGTGTTGGTATGTCGGAACAGATTGAGGTGCGTGATGACGATTGAAGAAGTGTTTGATGCGTTAGCAAAAGCCGACCTTGATGCCGAGTTAATCGAAGTGTTTGATGAAGACGGTGTCATTTGGGTAAAGATCGATAACGTAGATACAACGGGAGAGGGTAATGAGTAAGTTTGCAATTTACAGACATCCGTTTGGGATTTCTTTGAACGGGCGCGAGTATGCGCTCGATGGCCCTGATGGTGACATCATGGAGTTTGAATCCAGAGAAGCTGCTCTGAAGTGGGCGGACAGTATTTGTCCTGATGTTGACGTGACAGACGAAGAAGTCCTGAACGAAGAAGTTGGGCTGTTTATCTGTGATTTGAGCGAGGCGCACCAATTTGAGCGAATCATCACTCTTGTTGGTGACAACACAAGCATGGAGATTGTGTTTAGGGCTGAAGACGATGAGTGACATTACAGTCAGAGTTCTGTGGGGTTTTCATGAAGACCCCAAGGAGTATTCATTCAATACGCAAGCGGAGGCTGATGCGTTTTTGTTAGGTGTTGACGAGTCCAATGGGTGGCTCTGTTACGAAGTGGAGGAAGATTGTGGCAACGCTAGTTAGAGATCAAAAGTCGGGAAAAATGTACATCGAAGACATTTGGCATTTCGATGATTTTGTAAATGTGGCGGAAAACGCGACCTTCATCTTTACTGAAGCGCAGATCGAAGAAGCGATGGAGCGTGTCGCGGATAATTTTGACGCGAACTACGGGATCACTTGGGAGTTGGTGGAGTCTGCCATTTACGAAGTGATCACTGACGATAATTGTCATCCCGAGTTTCTTTCAGAGGAGGAAGACGATGAAAACAGTTCTTCAGTTTGAGAATTTGCGGATCGTGATCCGCGAACGCACGGTGTTTGTCGAAACACTGTGTGATTGGTGTGGTGGTCATGGTATCGGATCAATAGACGAGATACAGATTGACCGCTGTGAAAAGTGCCGAGGTTCGGGGTGCGAGGTTCTTTATACAGAAGACCTTGGCCTCGATGTCGAAGCAATGATGCAAACCGAGAGGTAAAAACTATGGGTGATGTACTCAAATACAAAGCTGTCGAGCAGACAGATGCAAATAAAATTTCAAGCGTCGCATCAGACGCAATCAAGCAACGCCATAACAAGCGTGTTCGTTCAATGCGTGATGTCCGGTTAGCGAAAGAAGTTGTCGCGTCGATAGACTCGATGATTGAAGTCAGTGACAGGATTCAAGATGCGTGGATCGCGAGTCTCTGTACTGGGCGCAACCAAATGTCCATGCAGGATATGTTGGACTTTACAAAAGCTGCGCAAACTTTCACACGGCATTTCACGGAAATTTCAGAGTGAGAGCGCGGGGGAAAGTTCCGTTAGTGGAACGTGACCCGGTAAACAAGGGGCTGACGCACGAAAGTGCGTTGGCCTGGGCGCGTTTCATGTACGACGAGTCGTATTTCAATGAGCAACCTGCTGCCGTCGATTATTGGGGCAATCTGGTTTCTCAGTTGCAAAAGCAGGAAACAGCCGGGCTGACCGGAAGTTTTCATAGCCGCGCAATGGAAGACGCAATCAAGAGGTATTCAAATGAATAAAGTGTTTTTGGTGGTTAACTACACCAATCGTGAGATCAAGGTGTTTGAAAAAGCACCACACGTTCGTCGCTATGAACTGGACAATGCGGGCGACGAGATGGAGTTGAAGGAACTGGAGTGGAATTACAAGACGCAGTTGGTGGAGATCATGAACAAGTTGTTGTACATGGGTCAAAACTTAGGCGACTGGTTGGATGACGAGCCATTCGATGACGAACCGGATGATGATCCGATGTGGGCGGATGCTGATGCGTTAGCGTCCGCAGGGCATGGTATGGATGAGGACTATATGTGATGGGTAATCGGATTATCAGTCAAAAGGCGCACAACCGTTTTCCGAAAACAGCAATCAGACCGCCTGGTTTGGTTAGCAAACACGCAGGGAACGGGAAAAATAAACGCAAAAAGAGGAAGAAGTAATGTTTTTAGTGGTATGGACAACAAAAGTTGCAGAAATCGTACAAAGTAGCTACATCCTAGACGGTGAATTGTACGAGGATCATTGGATTGCAACGGACACTTACAAGGAAGCAGAAGAGACGTTTGCTGATTTGCAGAAATTGGATGATGTGTATTCGATAACGATTTGTCAGCCAGTCAAATCGACCGAAGCGCACTTTGTGATGGAGGAAGTATGAGCAAAATGGGTGATTGGGTCATTGATTTACAGCAAGACATGGTTGATTTGACCAGAGACCAGTTCATTTCCAAGCATGGCGCGATGTTTGCGTATATTTTTGACGAGCAGTTGGGTACAATACCCAAGAAAGAAACAATAGGAGAACAACATGGCGCGAGTCGGGAAGTACAGAAACGTCGCAGTGCCGATAGAACACTACGGGTTATTAAAGGAAGTCGCAGACAAGCAAAACCGTTCGATAGCTCGGCAGCTGGCACACATGATCGAAGAACAACACTTTCAGTTGTTCCCAAATGATTATGAGGCTGTGCAGTTAGCGAAGCAATTCGCTCAGGTAAGTTGAGGGGGCAATTGCTCCCTTTTCTTATTTCTGTTTCTGGTTTACTGACTCTTTTCGTTGTTGTTTATGTACACAACACTTGGAGAAGGTTGGAAAAGTGTGATGAAGTCTCAAAGGAACTACGTTCACAAGTATTCAGCAACGCTGAACCGACCCGCTACGCACCAGGATCAGAAGAAAGAACAAAAGAGAACAGGGAAGATTCGCGATGAGCTGCGGGAAGGACTCAGAGACTGGAGAAACTGGGCGCAATGAGTTTGGTGCATGATCTGGCTTACAAGGCAGGGATTGTGAAAGACGAAGACTTTACGGTCAGAATGGAAAGCATCAAGGGCCGTGGATATGTAGCCAACCTTTCAGAACTGACGGAGTTCGCACGACTGGTTGGTCAATTAGCAAGAGAGGACGAAAGGAGGAAGTATGCAAAGCGCAATGACGCCGGTTTGTCCGGTAATGGCTGAAGAGCATGAACGCCTGGACAAGTTGTCAAAGGTTATGCCTGGCAACATCTACAACGACTACCTCCAGGGACGCGCACTTGATGCCCTGCAGCGTTACAGAGAGACGCACGATATTGAAGCGTTGGAAGAGATGCAGTTTTATATGCACCGAATCACGCATCAGGTAGTCAAGAACCTAGAAGCAAGTATTAAGGTCCGAGAAGCGATAGCCGAGCGCGACAAGCTCAACATTATGGCATCGATTTACGAAGGGTATGACGGCTAGTCCATCATCCCTTCACGACGATACTTGCGTATAACGGCCTCGATTCCTGGTTCGTATCGCTTACCGGGCAGGGTGACCAGTCCGCCTTTTCTAAACTTCAACTTCTCTTGCGTATCAGGTGTCCAGTAGATCACTGGGCGGATGCGCATCGCAACTACTCTTTGATTATCTGGACGGGGGCCGGTGTTACCCGGTGGTACTATTGACGGTCCTGACTGTCTGAGCGGACCGGACGCCAACATTTCCAGTTGTGCAAGCTTACCGTCAATCCGACCCGTGGGTGCGAGGACCGCGGTAAAACGACCGGGCAGCCCGGCAGCAGTTAAGTCCTTGTTGATTTGATCGACCAAGCTCTGCGCAGTAGACCACATTTGCGTGTAGACTTGTGGTTTATCCTGCTCTCGTTCATCAGCTGTGGTGCGCCTCGTCACAGCCATACTATCTTCATCAACAATCATGCGAGGGTTTACTCCGCCGTCATCTGGAAGATCGGGGTTGAAGTCGGGATTTAACTTCATTGGGATGCCGGGGAGGACAAGCGCATTGTTCCCTTGTCGGATGGTGTCAATCAGTGCTGCTTTGATTAGTTTCTTCTGAGACTCAGTAGCATCTTTTGCATAGCCTGGAAACAGTTCGTAAACTTCTTCACCTTGCCGGTATGTGCTACGGTGCGGTTTGTATTTTTCTCCTCCATACCCGTCAACAGTAAGGTCAACTTGATCGCCGAACATGACACCAAGAGTGTTGCCAAGCTCATCTGAAATTTTAACTTTAGAATCAGGGTCTGTAGTTTGCATAACCTCCGCGTTTAGCCGTTCGTCGGTAAAGTAATGCAACATATTTGTTGGAGATTTAACAAACTCTCTATCAAAGTTCTGGTCATTCAGTGAGGGGTACAGGTTACGGTTTCTGGTCAGTGCTTCAATAAAAGGTGCGCCAGTTGCAAGGTACTGATCGTAAAACTCACCTGTTACTTTCGACTGATCGATGTATCCTTTGGAGTCGCGTAGTTTATCAATTGCTTTGAGGCCCTCTTCAATTGTGCGAAGGTCTTTGAAGTATGGGCTTTGACCTTTTTTGTTTGCATTGTCGTTGTCAATTTCTTTCAACAAACTAGCAATATTAACGTCAGGGGAGTTCATAAACTTGTTAAAAGTTCTTGTGTATACGTTTTGAGTAATGTTTCCTCTGCCATCTCTTTTTGTTAGACGGTGAGGAGCTTGCAAAGCTTTAAAAGCGCCGAGCGAAGGACTTAAAATAGCCTCTGCATTAGACGCTTTTGGAAGCAAGTTCAAAGCATTGACGACGTTTCTGTTGACTTGATCTTCAAACGCAAGGTTGCTGACTGCCTCACTAACCGCTCTCAACACTTTGCCATCTTCAACTGTTCCGTAGTTGTCCTTGACTGCATTGCCTCGAAGATCGTTTTGAAGTTCCAGAACCGAACGTCCATCAAGAACTCCTGCCACAGGTAACCCAGCCCAGGGTACGGCGGGTTGATTAATAGCTTGCTCTGCCACGACCCTGCTGACTTCAATGTCTCTACCAATATCATCCGGGCCAAATTGTCGGCCAGGCATGAACAAGACCTGAGTACCGTCTGTTCTGACGAAACCTGCAGTAGCCTGCGCGGAGTGGGGATCTTGCACCCTAAAGTTAGAGTGTTCGCTTGGACGACCTTGAGGTGACGAAGGCTGAAGATTTGGATTGGATGCCTCCTCTCTTCTGGCAGCGTCTCTATATTTAAGTGCAACTGAATCGATATTACGCTGAATGTTTTCAGAGTAGTCTTCAGGGTCATAAGTAAAGTAATCCCTGTAAACTGCCTGCTCTTTAAACATCGCGTCTTTCATCCGGTCTAAGACTCGACTAACAGGGTCAGGAAGCACGTCCAGTTTTTCCATGTCATAGCTTGTGACTTTGCCGGTGTTGTTTTCCTCGGCTTGTAACCGTGCAAGCTCACGATCAAAACGTCCCTTGAATTCTTCATGACTAAAACGTGGACGGTTGAAGAAGTCTGTTTCTCTTCTAATCCTATCCATCATTTCATCAGTGTCTGTTTCCATTAGTCGGTGTTGACGGATAGTGTCGTCAGCCCAGTCCGACATTTCAGTCAGGTTGTGTGTGTCCGCGAACTTTTTAACTACAGCAAGGTCTTCTGGAAGAGACAATGCGGCGGTAGATACCGGGCTAGCTGGGATTCCAGGTGTGTTTTCAAGATTTGCTTGACTCAAAAAGTGTGAGTCTTCTTTTGGCCCCCAAGTACCAACTTCTACAACAAGTTGTTTAAAGAAATCGTCCAGAACTTCTCGTCTAATCGCATCGTCTGGCAGATCTTTAAGTGTTTTATCGCGAGCGGGGCGGCTCATCATATTCAGGACGTTTATTTTTTTAAGGTTTTTTTCAATCGCATCTAACGCATCTGGCTCAATTGCGTCTAAGGTTTCTGTCACAAAATCTTTGTAGTGATCAGGTAGGTCTAAGTTGTTTGCGCGAAGCTCGTCAAATACTTCTTGCGCAGTTTTAAGGGTGCCATCGTCATTAATAAACTCGTCTCGGCTGGTGACCATCCGTTGGAATGATGAGTGGTATTGGTTGTTTACCTTGAAGATGTCTGCATCATCTGAGCTGATTCGAGCACCGATTACAGCCCCTTGATTAATCTCTCTCGGGTCAAGTTCTGCCAAGGTAATAACACGTTGTTCATCCGTCCGATTTGTTAACTGAGCAAATTTATATCCAGCGTTATCGGCTGTGTATGCATACCCAGTGTTAGGAAGGTTTGGCTTCCCTGACACAAACATTCTAAAGCTGCTATCGATTGAAGGTAAAATCTCTTCCAGTTTCTGGAAGTCGATGACCTCGTTGCCTTTTCTACTCTTCTTTGTAGCTCCGGGGGCCGCGTTTATAAGGTCATTCATCTCGGTTCGAGAGAGACCAAAGCCCTCGATAAAGCTTGGGAACTCGTCAAGAGCAACCATTTTTCCTTTTGACTGTCTCTTGAGACCTGCCCCCAGAACCCCGCTGCTTGCAATACCGGACTCAAACGCTCGGCCTGGCTCGATCTCGTCGTAGTCAAAGTCGTTGATGTACCGGCTTTCTCTTGCAGACAGGTTGAAGGTAGGTGATGGTGCTCCACCAATCACGTTGCCCTGTTGATCGTAATCCACGCTCATGATTCCAGGAGCAGTTTCATCAGATAATGGCTGCTCTATCTCTGGCCCAGTGCGTAGTGTTTCTAATCCACCAGCACGTCTAGCTCCGCGAGCACCTGCTCGTAGTCCACCACCGATGATAGGGATTGCGCCAAGCATAGCTGTTGCAGCCAGTGCTTCCATGTTAATTGCGCTTTCTTCGTCGCCACGCTCCCGCGCCTCTTTAGCAGCGTCGAGCATCATGTTGGAGTCACGGACTGCGGCGTACTGTCCGTAGATTGGTAGGGATTCTGCGATGAAAGTTAAGGGGTCTTCAGCGATTGCTCCGACCATTCCTTTACCAAAGCCAACGACATCTTCTGCCTTTTCTGCGGCTGTGGTTTCTTGTGCGTATTCAGAAACAATTCCGGGGATAGCTGCGGTTCCGCGGCCTAGTCCCTCAACATCTTCGGAGGTCTCTCGGAAAAAGTTTCCGAAAGCACCCCCGAGTCCTTGCGATGTTACATCAGTTAAGTTTTGTGCCATGTTGTTTCTTTCTGAACTGCGCTGGGAATTTCACTATATTATCCCGCTTTACGTTCGTAAGAAAGACTTTCACGACATCTCTTGATAGGCCAGATATATTTTTGAGTTTGGCAATGGATTCTTCTAGTTCACTCCTCCCCTGCTTGTAACTCATTATCTGCTTAATACACTCTTTCATTTCGGCGCTAGCTGTAGCCATTCACGGGCCTCCTCTCCTAATACTTTTGCGCTAATATCAATCTTCTTACGCAATGCTTTCACAATGCGCTCGTCAATTGTTCCGGGAGTAATAAAGTCAACGTAGGTGACCGGATTCTTCTGGCCGATACGGTGACAACGATCTTCAGATTGCACCCTGGTTTCCAGGTTGAAGTCGTTGGCGTAATAAATCACCGTGTTTGCTTCCGTCAAAGTAAGTCCATACCCTGCGGTCTGCGGGTTGCCGATGAAGTATCTCAACTCCGAGTTAGGGTCCTGGAATGACTGAACGGCCTCTCTTCTCTCGTCATCTTTGGTGTCACCGTAGTAACTAGCCACAGAGCGATCACCGAATTTATTGCTGATTGCAGCTTGTAGAGCTTCGATGTCATACCGGAACCTTGACCAAATGATAACCTTTCCAGAGGTTTCTTCAAGGATATCTAACACTGCTTGTATCCGATTGTTCGATAGCTCGACGGTTCTACCGTCGTCAGTTTTAAGATGTCCTGAAAGAACCTGCTGTAACCTTATCATTTGCGTCATAATTGAATTTACAGAAATCAATTCGTTGTTTAAAACAGTCATAGCTTCGTCTCGTATCTCGACGTATGCCAGCCGCTGTTCGTCAGTCAACGATACGTTCCTGACCGTGTAGGTCTTCTCTGGGAGATCCAGACAATCCTTCTTTAATACTCTGTATGCAAATCTGTCCACCTTTTCAGTTAACTCCTCTATGTGTCTGTACCCGACAATTTGTTGAAAGCTGTGCGCTCCCATCGTCCGGCTTTGTGTAATTGCGTACCGCATCTGAAATGTGTAGTAGCTGTCATGACCCAAGAACCGAGGGCCGAGGAACTCACACTGAGAGAACAAGTCCAGGGGCGATTGCGTCACGGGACTACCGGTCAAGATTCGTCGATACTTGAACATGTGCGCTGCCTTAATTATGTTCTTGGTGCGCTTGGCCTTCGGATTTTTAATCGTGGTAGACTCATCAATCGCGATCAAGCCCTCTTGCCCGTACTTCTCTGCAAGCCATCCGAGAGCCTGGTTGCCTCGCTTCGTAGACAAAGACTCGACATTCATGACCCACATGGTCACACCTTCAAACGGCTCTGCCACCGACTGCATCTCTTTCTTTTGTTCTTTCGTCGGTTGCGCTCGCCACTGTATAACACGGTGCGGTATCTCGTCGGGGAAATGATCGGGTATCTCTTTGTTGACCCAGTTGTGATACACACCTTTTGGAGCAAGGATACACACGAACTTGAGGTTCTCTGTGTTGGCAATCGTGTCGATCAACAACTTCGATTTACCAGTTCCCATTTCCATAAAAAAGGCGTAGCTTCTTTTCCCTATGCTCTTCTCTAATGCATCTTTCTGATGCGCGTATGGATTAGTTTTAAAAATATAGTTGACAGGCATCCCATTCCCTCTTATGGTTGCATTGTGTTTCAGACATTAGCACAATGTTTCAACACATTCAATCAACCCCTGAAGAGGATATACTTGATGACTGACTTCTTTGAAGAAATGCTTGACGCAGCAGATGCGTTAACTGAAGTGGATGCAAAGACGACAAAATCTTTGTCTAACCTGGTTCGTCAAGTCGAGGAATTAAATAAAGAACTCGACATCGCGGAGCAACATCTCAAAAAATTGAAGCAAGAAAAGCATAAGCTACAGACTGATGCTATCCCTGCTTTGATGGATCAGATGAGCGTTGACCGAATCGACGTTGGTGACGTATCCGTAACCCTGAAACCATTCGTTTCTGCTTCAATCCCACAGGATCGTCGTGCAGAAGCACATCAATGGCTGAGAGACAACGGACTGGATGACATAATTAAAAACGATGTAATTTTGTCCTTCGGACGCGGGGAGGATGACACTGCTCATTCAATCATGCTCGATCTTGAACAGCGTGGATTCCATCCAGAGTCCAAGACTCACATTCATTCGATGACCTTGAAGGCGTTCGTTAAAGAGCGCGTAGAGAAAGGTCTGCCTATCGACCTAGACATGTTCGGCGCATACGTCGCTAAAACTGCAGATATAAAGAGGAAGTAACCTATGGGTGAAGTAGCAAAAAAAGCGGAAGCACAGCTTCCAAGCGCAGATGTTCTCGATTTACTGTCAGAGCATCAGGGTGTTGGTCTCGACTATGATACGTCTGACCTACAAATTCCTTTCGTCCGCCTAATCCAGGCAATGTCGCCTCAGATTAAAAAGTCTGATCCGTCTTTCATTCCTGGCGCGTCCCAAGGGGACATCTTCAACACTGTTACGGGACAATCCTGGGACGGCGAAGAGGGCGTCACTGTTGTGCCTTGCTATCAGGAAACTAAGTACCTGATGTTCAAGCCACGCGAAATGGGCGGCGGATTCCTGGGTGAAATGTCTAAGGATAACCCAGATATCGCTCGCACCACACGGACCGGTGCCAAGGAAATCCTTCCTGACGGCAACGAGCTTGTTAAATCCGATCAGCACTACTGCTTGATCCTGGATGACTCAGGCATCCCTGGCTTCGGCATTATCGACATGAAGTCGTCTGGCCTTAAAGTCTCCCGTCGTTGGAAGACACAGATTAAGATGCTGACTATTAAGCATCCTAAAACTGGTGAGCTAGTCTCACCACCACTCTTCGGCACGAAGTGGAAGCTTTCTGCCATCGAAGAGTCTAACGACCAGGGCACCTGGTTCAACTGGACCGTCAACAACGACGGGTTTGTTGAAGACAAAGAGCTGCTTGAAGCGGCCATTAACTTCCGTAAATCAATCATGAGCGGCGAAGCGAAAGCTGTCGCAGAGGACGTACTCGACGAAGAGCGTCGGGAACAACCAGAAGTCTTTTGATTGTTAAGGGGGCTTCGGCCCCCTCTTTTACGGGGGAGTTATGTCAAATGTAAAACGGTTCATGGAGGCGTTTGAGGGATCGACCGCGGCTCATGGGCACACTACAGTCGGGAACACACGGCGGAACGGAAAGACCGAAGCGAAAAGTTTCGTGGTCCGCGAGCCGTTGACCGAGCAAAACATTTCAGAGCACCTGTCTGGTAAAGCGGGCATTGGCGCGATCCCTATTCGTGACGACAATAAATGTAAGTTTGGTGCCATTGATATTGACACCTATCCAATTGACCACCAGAGGCTCGTTAAAAAACTGGAGCAGCTCAAAGCTCCGATGATCGTGTGCCGCTCTAAGTCTGGCGGTGCCCACCTGTTCTTGTTTCTTGATGACTGGTACTTGGCCGTTGATGTGCGGGAGTACCTGATTGAAATTGCTGCGGCTATCGGCCATGCAGGTTGTGAGATTTTCCCAAAGCAAGACCAGATCCTGGTGGAACGGGGCGACGTTGGTAACTTTATTAACCTGCCATACTTTGAGGCTGAGTCCACCACACGTTACGCGGTGCAAGCAAACGGTGACGGGCTTGAGCTAGAACAGTTCCTTGACCTGGTTGAACAGACCAGGGTTGGTCTATCTGACCTGGAGAAGATCGACTTTGGCACACAGCGGGAGTTGTTTTCTGACGCGCCACCGTGTCTTCAACTTTTCTTGAACAATGGCATTCCTGAAGGGACGCGCAACAAAGTGATGTTCAACGTGGGCACCTACCTCAAGATGAAGTACCCAGAGGCTTGGAAGTCGCACCTTGAAGAGATCAACCAGAAACACTGCACACCACCGCTTCCTGCAACAGAGATTGTGCAGATCCAGGGGCAGCTCGATAAGAAAGATTATGGGTATCAGTGTAAAGAAGAACCGCTTTGCTCTCATTGCAACAAGTCATTATGTAAGTCTCGCCAGTTTGGTATCGGCAAACACGACGATACGATGCCGAGCATTAGTGGCCTGACGATCTTGCTATCAGAACCACGGCTGTACTTTTTAGATGTAGACGGTAAACGCCTAGAGCTTTCGACTAAGCAACTGCAGATTCCTTTACAGTTTCAAGAAGCATGTATGGAGCAGCTTAACTACATGCCGCCATTGCTGAAGCCCAGCGACTGGCAACCAATGGTCAACGAAATGATGATGAACGCTACTACGATTGAAGTGCCGGAAGAATTGACCACGGCGGGCCAGTTCAAAGAACTTGTTTTCACTTTCTGTACTTCCAGGATTCGTGCAATGTCGCCAGAAGAGCTGGAGCTTGGCAAGCCCTGGACCGAGGATGGCAAAACTTATTTCAAGATCAAAGGCTTACAAGAGTTTCTGAGGCAGCGAGGCTTTACGAAATACACCCGACCACAGATGCAAGAGAGGTTA